GTAACAGATATAGAACGAGAAATCGACACTACTTCTACTACTACTTCCTTATCTATATTCTCACAATAGGATTACCAAGTTATGCTGAAGAGGGAACTGGAGAAACCAACAATACCTCAAATCCTGTTGCAGCAGCTACAGGAAATGTTACCAATCAGGCAGTTCAATTCCAAAATAATGGCGCTCCGAGCCGTCAAGTCTACGGTTCGGGCATATCCTGTAATGGACCGACAATGACTTTCTCTCCCTTCTATATGGGCAACCATGTTGAACCCTATGATATAGAAGAGGAGGAAAGAATACAATCAAGCTACACAAAGAACGAAAACTGGGGTGGACAGATTAACTTCATGATCCCCCTAGATGGCAGCATGATCGAAAGATGTAAATCTATCGCTAAGCGCCAGGAAGAAAAGATGCAGTTAGATTATGAACTTGTCAGGGCATTAAAATGTGCAGAGTTGATGACGAAAGGTTTTATGCTAAGACCTAGAACTCGTGTCTATCATCTTTGTCATGATGTAGTTCCAATCGTTGCATATCAAAAAGAAGTTAAAGAACAACAATCAAACCCACTACTCAACCCAATTTACAATGATAGTACTAATCAAACCAGTCCTTTTCGCATTCATAAAGTCGACAGCAGTGAAGCAACTAGTAGTAGACCTTTTAGAAGGTTTAGTATCTTCAACGGAAAATACTTTAGATGATCAAGCTGTTGCAATCATTAAAAACCATTTATTCCCTGGAGCTAAGTAAATGAAACAGAAAGCCTCAGAAGATAAATTTAATGAATTACATGGTCTCGTCACTGAAGACTTTCTCAAAAGAATTAAAAGTGGCGAGGCTTCAACACAAGATCTTAAAGCAGCTTGTGATTGGCTGAAGATTAATGATATTACTGGTGTTGCTAATGATGGCAGCGCTTTAGATAAACTAGCAAGAGTAATGCCTAAAGTAGATCCAGAACTAATTAAACGGAGGATGTATGGCAAAACGTACGTCTAGGTATTACAAGAAGAACCCCAAAGCACGAAAACGTCGTCTCAAACAACAAAGCCGTTATCAAAAGACACCGAAAGGTAGAGCTATAAAAAAAGGGGCTAATAAACTAAGACGTAAGTTAAAGCTCAAGGTAGGAGATGAAAGAGATGCTGCTCATTATAAAGACAGTAAAACAAAAGGCCGACCTCAGAGTCGTAGCAAAAACCGTTCACGCTTAAAAATCAGGAGACCTAACTAATCATGCCGAGATTGAACGCCGCAGAACAAGCCAAAAGGCATTTAAAAAAGAAAAAAAGTGAAGACCAAGATAAGAAAAACAGGGATCTTTTAAAAGCTACAGAAAAAGAGAGAGGATCCGCAACTAGAGAAGTAAAGAACCGAAGAGGGCGGGTTACAGGTAAACAATATTGGAACCCTAAAACTCGTAAATGGCAAAACACTCCAATAAAAAAAGGACGTAACTTACCAGGTGGTAGTGTCCATAAAGGTGGTGAAATCGGTCGTAAATCTGATAAGCCTAGTGAAGGTGATAGATCCACTTGGCCAGGTTCACCAGAGTACAAGCGGAAGAAGAGTAAAGAAACAACAGGGGTTGGCCCAGTTATCAGTGGGGATGTCTACGCTGAAAGAAAGGAAGCAGCTGATAAGAAGGCTGCTGAAGAGAAGGCAGCAGCTGAGAAGAAGGCAGCTGAGGAGGAGAACAAAAAGAAGAATAATGAGTCAAAGAATGGTGGATCAGATAAGAATGGTGGATCAGGTAGGAAAGAAAAGCCATGGGAAAGGCATGCTAGAACCCAAGCTCCATCTAGGAATTCAGTCATTAAAATGAAATTAGAACTAAAGAAAAGAAGACAAGCCCTTAAGATGAGTAAGTAAGTCATGGCTAAACCAACTATGGAGGAAATGATAGGTGGTACTGTACAAGAGAAAGATCTAATAGGTACAGCTCTAGCTGATTGGCTACAGACAACTGGACAAAAAGCTTTAACTGGTAGTGTAAAAGCTGTAGGTGATTGGTGGGCACGATCGTCTGCTGATCAAGAAGGTATACATGACGATCTATTAAGACTTGTAGCTGGCGGTGTCCGTAATACAACCAATGCTTGGAAAGCTGGTACAGCAGACCAGGAGGGAATCCATGATGATTTCCTTCGGGGTGTTGGTTGGACAGTTGGTAAAGGTATGCAAGTCTTAGATGCTGGTAGCTATTATGGTGGTAAGTTAGGTGGCAATATTGCTAGAATGGTTGGTGTTGATCCACGTCTAGGTGGTTTCGCAGGTAATATTCTAGGTGATGTAGCTGCTGGTGGTGTAATTAAGAGAGCAGTTACGATAGGCAAAACTGCACAAACTTTGAAACATTTACAAAAAACCAATCCTTTAGCAGCTATGCAAGCTGATCATATTCTAAAGGCTGGTAAAGGTCAAGGTTATGCATTTGCTTATGCTGGTGAAGGTTTTGAGCAAGCACGGCCAGGATTAATGGATGCAGTGACTGCTAGCGGTAAAACTCATAAAAAAGTAGCTAAAGTACGTAAAGCAAGTAAATTAGATGACTTAGCTAGACGTTGGCAACAAGCTGATAATTTAACACCTTCAGAATTCGCTGAATTAAAGAAAGATTTAGGAAAATTAAATCTACGAGATAAGAACTCAGTTATATCCTCGCCAAGAGGTGGTGATATTAAAGAAGCTACTACAGTAGATTTTATGGCAAGAAGAGTCGGTGAAGTTCCAACAGCTGCTCACCATAGAGCTGGTTTAGATGTTACAGGTACTCCGTTAGAACGTCTGGGGCCTAGAGGTAATCGAATAAGAGATCAAGTTAATTTAGGCGCTGTTACAGGTGAAACTAGATATAATTATATGGCTGTTGCTGATACATTTACTAGCGGCACTAGACGACAACGATTAGAAAATGTTTTAAATTTAACATTCGAACATGTTGATGAAACTAGATTTAGTAAACCAGTTTTAAGGAGAGATCTAAAAAGAAGTTATAATGATGCATATGGTGTATCTGATTTAGATTTTGGTGAAGTTAAGAAAGGTGTTATACCTCCGCCAGCAAAAGGTTCTTATCCAATAGTTAGAGGCCCAGATGGTGAAGATATATTGAGAATTCAAAATAATATTGATCCTAATTCTCCTATAACAACAAGAATCTGGAATGAGAGATTTAATCATATTTCTGATTATTATGGTATTGATCGAAAGCATTTAAAAGGTAGAAAGGGTTTAATTAACCCTAGATCAGATAGAATTGCAGGTGATCATGGTTATATCCATGAAGCTATACGATTAGCACAAGATGATCCTAATACAGCTTTAGGTAAATTACAGCAATTAGGAGCGTTTGACAGAAAAATGAATACAACAAGGCAGTGGGATAATATATCTGATTCTGAGGCTGTTAGATTATTAACACAGTCTGTCAGAGAACAGAATCAAATCGCATTATATGTTGCTGCTGATAAAGTTAAACGTATTAAAGCTCATCCAGTTTTAGGAAAACTTTGGAAAAATTTATCAGGAGAACAGATACCTGAATTCATGGAACAATATTCTATGGATATTGCAGGTTTAGGTTGGTATGATATGGCTAAAGGAGTTAATAAGAAAAAACTTCGTCAAATGCTATCCCAAACTACTAATACTAAATCTGAAGATTATAAACGATTGAAAGCAGCTTTTATGTTAGAAGATCTTCCTACAGCTTACAGTTTTAAACAAATGAAGCGTCGTACACAGCTTCTAGCAGGCTCTAAACGACGTTAAGGTACATTCTATCATAAACAAAATTTCAACCACCTTACAGACGATTTAAAGCATGACTGATATCATAATCGCCCTACAAGAAGACTTCAAGCTATTCCTACAAGCACTGTGGGAACAGCTTGACTTACCATCCCCAACAAGAGCTCAATATGCCATTGCAGATTACCTTCAGAGTGGTCCCAAAAGACTTCAGATTCAAGCCTTCCGAGGTGTTGGTAAGTCTTGGATTACTGGTGCTTTTGTTCTATGGAC